CTAATTGATGCAATTGTTCCAAGACCAGAAATTACTGCAGTTGCTCCAGCAGAAACTAATGGTTGATATCCAAATCCTTCAGTAGAACCTACAGAAACTATAATACCACCAACTGGGAATGTTGATATACCTATATCATTCTTAATTGTTCTTGCATTTCCTACAAAGGAGATAGTGGTAATTCCAGAAGAATCCTCAACTGTATAATCATAAGTTTCTCCTCTTCCCTGAACAACACTATTGATTAGAATTAAACCACCCGTAGATATTCCTACAAAGTCTGATCCATTTACCTTTAAATCAAAGTTATTTCTAATACCATTAAATTCATTAGAAATATTATCAATGATATAATTGGAAGAATATGCTTCATTAGATCCACCAGTAATTCCAGAACGCATAAACATTCTACCTTGGAAACTATATCCAGTAGAAATACCAGTCCAATCTCTATCATCAGGAGAATTTGTGCTGGTAGTACTTAATGGAGTATTTCCAACTGGAGCATCAACAAAGTTTAAAGTATTCTGAACAATATTATAAGCACCAACAACCTTAGTTACAATAGTGTCAGTAGCATATCCTGCAAGAGGAGTTCCCATCCATCCTCTATCAACTCTAATACCATTAGATACACCGACACCAATTTCTGTAATTTGTACAATTTCACCAGTAGTACCAGCACCAAGTCTAACCAAATCTTCAGCAAAGAATGAAGTAATTCCACTGAAGTAGAAAATATCATCAGTAGTGAATACAATATTAGAAAGATGAGAAGTAACTGCTGTTGCTACTATTGGAGATTGAATAACATTATCAAGAGCTAAAACAACTTTAGAGTTCTGGTTAGTTGATACGAATCTATGAGATGAACCAATACCGACACTAGTAAAGTCTAATGCTTCTGGTATTACTTTAAGAGCATTTTCAGCACTAGATGCTAACTTAATAGTATCATCATTAATCTTAATTACATATACATCACCAGGTACCTTATCAGTAGTACCAATACCTACAAAGGATGTAGAAGCGATTCCAATTGCCTGTGTAGCACCTATACCAGCATGAATATACTCAACCTTCTCACCAGTAACAAAGAAGTGATTTGGTAGGGTTATAGTACTTGATCCTACACTTACAACAGTAGAAGCATTACCAACAAAGTCTCTGTTAAAGATCTCCTCATTATTATGAGTTAATGGGAATGCTCTCTTGATATCATTAAGAGTTCCTCTATAAGTACCATAATTTGTTTCAATAGTACCATTATTAAACTCAATAGTATCCTTATCATCATCCTGAATCTTTAATGCATTCATGTAGGTATTAACCTGACAAGCAATATTTGCATTTGGTGTAAATGTAATCTCACAGTAAGAAACACCACCCTGATTTTCCTGTATTCTACTTCCAATAGTTCCTAATCCAGAAAGAGTTTCTATATTAGCCCATTCAGTATCATAAGCAGTTCCAATTCCACTCTCTTCACTATAGTCTTCCATAACGAAGAATTCTGATAATTGATGCTCATTATTTGTAGTATCAGTAGCTTGTATTAAAACATATGCACCATCATAACCATCAGTTTCTGGGTTAAATTGAGTTGGGAAACTTGCAATACCAACAGGGACAGGAGATCCAGAAGAAGAAATTGTATTAGTTCTTGCCTCAAGAAGAGCATG